TACCTGGCTAGACATTACTTGTAACGTCTCCACCCGCTGAGTACCGCTATACCAGCGGCCGTATGAAACGAGCCTGAGCGTAATTTCCCCTGACGATACTGCAGGAATGACTGAAGATGACTCCGGATGAACATCGAGGTAAACCGTTTTGCCACCTTCAACCACCTTCAGCTTGCACGGCGTTTTGCTCATCCTTGCTTGCGCGAGTATTGTGGCAATCTCGTTCCATAGATTAGCCACAGCCGAGCCAACCGCAGTCATCCGAATGTCAACCACGATCGGACGCCGCCGGTATGTGTCCAGGTACGGCAGGCCGTCTGCCGTGTAACGCACGGCATGCTCGATTGGTGCAAAATCGAACGCGCCGCGCGGGTATTCATTCACAAAACGCGACGAATTCGCGCCAAATGAGTTCAAATTTAGCTCAACGCCGTTGGGGTCAACGAGATAAATGTCCATACTACCCTCGCATCAGCCAAAAATCACGCTCGATTTGCTCGGCGGAACGAACCGACTGCACAGTGAGGTTATAGTAGTTATTAACAACGTTCGCCGCTTCCAACGATCGGCTACCCGCGTGAACCACCGCGGCCTCCAATCGCGGCGTCATGCGCTCGATGCCGCGAATCCAGCCGCGCATCAGGTTGACACCAACCTGCTGCTCGAACACCGCGGACGGCGACTTGATGCGCAGGAACCCCTTCGCGGCCTGGAGTGCGGCATTGGCTGCACCTTTCGCGGCGTCAGCTATCGCACCAGCTGCTGAACTAATCCCGTTAGCAATGCCATCAACAATTGACCTTCCAACCGCTGCCCAGTCCGTGGTTTTGAAAAAGCTTATGACATTATCAATCAGCACTTTTACCGCTGCCTTAATAGACGTCCATGCGTTTTGAACAATCTGCGTGATTAGCTTCCATAATGCGTCCCAGGACTCGCGCAGGCGCTCACCGAACGCGTACCAGTCGCCGGCAAAAGCCGCCTGAAATGCGGTCACAATCGAGCGGATAATCGGCAAAACGGTTTGGACGACCGCTTGAATCGCAGCCCAGGTGTTAGCCCAAATCGTTTTAGCGGTCTCGACAGCTACGGGGATATTGACGCTCAGCCAGCTGCTCACGTCCGCAAACGCCCCTTTGAGCCAGTCCACCACGGCGGCGGTCTTGTCGCGGATGCCGCCCCAGTTGTTGGTCCATGCCGCGCCGAGCAACCCTGCTAACGCAATAATCAGCGTCAGCGGGTTGGCAAGTGCCGCAACCAGGCCAGTGACAACCGATACTACCGCCATTGCGCCAAACGCAATAGCAATACCTGTAAGAGCACCTTTCACAGCGTCACCGTTCTCTCGAATCCAATCCAGTCCTTTGGTTATGACTCCTTCCAGATGTTCAACAGTCTGTGCAAGATTTGGATTGATATCGTCCAGCACCTCGTAAAACTCAATGCTAAATACGCCAGCATCTGCTATCGCAAGCGCAAGATTCACGACCTTGCTTACCATCTCACCAATCTGCGTTCCAAAAGTTCTGAGACGCTCAATTCCTTCTTCCTGAAGCCACTCCAAAAACGCACCTGCCAGCGGTCTGACGGCTTCTACAATCCCGCTGAATAACTCGCGCAACCCCATTTGTTTGAGTTCCTGAAATGTGCTGATGAGACCACTGACCGTCTGCGATTGCTCTTTCGCCGCACCGCCGAAGTCCTGCTCCAGCGTGCTGACCACTGCCTCAATCGCCGTATTGGCATCTATCATGCCCTTTTCGAGCATGACGGCCACTTCCTGCGTTGTTTTACCGAGATGTTTTGCCAGCGCATCACGCACATCAATACCTGCGTTGACCAATTGCAGCATTTCTTGTCCGGCCAGTTTGCCTTTCGCTTGAATCTGGCCGAGTGCTAACGCGATCTGATTCATCACATTCGCACTCTGGCCAGAACCGGCAGCAAAATCAATCATGGCTTTGGTAAGGCGCTGCGCCTGTTCTGCCGTGAATCCGTACGCCATCGCCGTGCGCAGTGCCACCGTCACGCCGCTGGCATCGAACGGCGATTCTTNGGCTAACTGCTGAACCCACGTCAGCAGTTCTTGCGTCTTTTCGCTGACCAAATCCATGCTTTCACCAGCGCGCGCTAAATCTCGCCTTACCAGTGTCCCCAATGTAGCCGACATCCGCTCAAACTCGCCTACCGCCTGGATGCCAGCGGATGCAAGCCCACCCAGAGCACCAACGGCCTGCGTCATCAGGGAGCCGGTAAACACGCCAAGAGCCGTGCCGGCGGCATTGCCAATTATCCCCATTGCGCCGCGAATGCCCTGCACGGCGGGGTTGGTGTCAGCCCCGATCACAACCTGGAGTTCAGCGACTCGGATTGCCATGTTTCAATCTCGCGTTTTCAGCTTCAATCTCAGCGGCTTCAGCGGCAAGCGCTGCATCTCGCCACCACACCGGCATACTCAGTAACTCCCAGGGGGCAACTCCGAGATAGCGCGCAGCGCGGATCAGTGCGTACCACTCCGGGCATTCTCCAATCTCTCCGCCAGAGACCAACCACCGCTTCAGCCCCCGGCGCTCATCGGGTTTGGGCGCATATCCTCCGCAATTTTCGTAAACACTGCCAGCATCAATGACAACGGCAGTTTAGCAGTGCTTTTCTCGTCGAGCGGATACATCTCGCCGTAATCATCCACCAGCGACCAGCGCACCACCAATTTACTCAAGATGCGCGCCAGCGTTCCGGCCGGTCTCTGGTCAGCATTGGCAATTTCGCTCTCGACTTCCGGCGTGTAAGCCTGCACGCGGTACTCCACCTCCAGCGGTTCGGATGCGCCGATATCAACCTGGATGGTTCTGGTTTGTTTGGTCAGGTCACTCAGTTTTATCGCCATTGGCTACCTCACAATGTTTGGACATCGGCGATTACGCTGATCTCGAACGCCTTGCCCCAGGTCGAATCATGGATCATGGCTAAGGTGTACTCGACCAGGTACAGGCCGTCTTCATCGGAAAATTCGCCAACGTCCGTAATCTGAGCGGGGAAGTCAATCTGGAAGGTGTACTTGTNGGGAGTTTGAATCGTGTCCCCTTCGGCCTTGACCCGGAACCACTTGATAGAACCGGCGCGCATCGTGGCAATAAGGCCCAGCCCTGTGGTGTCGGTGGCCAGGCTCAACTTGGCTTCGAGTTTCGGCTCGCTCTCAATCAGCACCGGCGATTGACCAACCGGCCATGCAAGGGCGTTTTTATCGGTCAGCCCCCAGGTGAGCGAGAACCCCCGCGATACCGCTTGTGCTGCGGCTAAGCCCGTCTGAGTGTCGGTCATGTAGAACTTAAGATGCGCGGGGAGTACCGGTTTTGGCGTCATGCTGGTGGGGCTGGCGGTCATGGTGATGCCGGTCTCCAGCGGCTGCCCGATGGCAGAGCCGCTCAGAGTAACCTCGTTCCGGCTAAACGTAAACTCCAACCCGCTCACCTTTACACCTGCGGCGCGCCAGGCACTATTGGCATCGCCCTGTTCAACCGTGAGTGTCTTTCCTGCATCCTCAGCGGTAGTGCTACTGGTAAACGTCCATTTGTAGGCGGATGTTGTACCCTGTTGCACCGGCGTTGGCTGACTTAACAGGCTGATCAACAAATATAAAATCTCATTGTAGGTCAAGCGACCCTCAATGCTGGCTTCGCTCCACTCCTTGTTCAGCACCGCGAACGATGGATATTTACTGCCGATGGGACGGAAACTGTCCGCCTCCACCTTCACCCCGGGCGTTAGCGAGCATGCCAGCAGTTTCTTGTTGGCCGCCACCGGCGTGCCCGGCGTGGTCTCAATTCCGATTTGAACGGTCTGGAAAATTGATGCTTTCTCTCCCATTTTTCACCTCACTGCATGTATAGTCTAAATTCAAGAACGAGGGCTTTATACCCTTCCGGGTCGCTCATGCGTGTCTGCCGCTCGAAAACACACCCAACAACGCCCGTCCCACTGGCTTTGTGCAAGACGGCACGAATGCGGTCGGCAATGCTCTCGATACTGGTGTAGTTGTTTTGGTTCGTCCAAACCGCAATCTGCCAGAGTTCATTATCCATAATGCGGTCGGCCGACCAGTTCCCAACCTGCTGTGCTGCCACAAAAGTCATGATGGCGAGCGGATACTGAGTACCGAGTGGTGCAGTATCCACAAACACGCGACCACCAAGAGCGGTTGCCAACTGCGCGTCTGTGGTCAACTGAGTATAAAGCCAGCGGTCGGCGTTCAGGATGGTCATTTCAACCTCTCCTCAAGTCGTCTGCAAGCCTCAATAAACGCCGGCGCGACCTTCTCAGCCGCCGGTCGCATGTACGGCTTGGCGCGCTGCTTGCGCGTTCCGTATTCCACAAAGTGGGCATATTCGGTGTGCGGTGCAATGATGGCTTTCGTCTGGCTCGGAAACTCGCAGGAAATTGAGTTTTTGAGTTTGCCGGTATCCACCGGGACAACCGCTTTGGCGTTGGCCTCAACGTCAAAGGCCGCCTTGCGCACAATCGCGCTCACGGCTTCGGGTAGACGCTCGGCGATTTGCGGTAAGCGGTTGTACTTGATGATGATGCGTGCCGCCATCATGCCCCTCGCATAAGAACTTCACCGTCAAATACCAGTGCCGACCAGCCGCGGTCATGCTTGACCCAAACCCGTCCGGCACTCTCGATATACAGATCGCGCATGGTGACCACATCATCCTTATTGAGAATCTCGACCACGCGACCACGGTAGTAGGGCTGGTCACGGACGTTCAAACGCTGCGCCACTACCTTGAGCAGGATGTCCTTCGGTTTCTCGTTTTCTTCGTCCTGCTCCGAGGCCGGCCCTCCGAAGCGTTTGATCATATCCTCTGCACTTCCGTTGTAGTAATTGAGGTCAATCTGCTTACTCTGAACACCGAAACTTGCGCCGTCTCCGCGGTCGGTGAACTGCCAGAACATCCAGGTCGTCCAGGCCGGCGGAACGCTTGGCTTAGAGACGCCGTAGTGGGCAATCCAGAGCGGATAGGGCAAAGGAATCACCGCCGGTTTGCCGTAATCGGCCCAATAGCCCGGACTGGTGTAGATCATGGGCCGTATGCGCAGGGCCGATTCCACCCGCGACAGGAAGATCGTCGCAGCAGCCCACGCCGCCGCCGGTGATGGCGCACCTTTGCGCTCTTCATAGTCCAACACCGGCGGCAGTTCGCCGGGATCGTTTTTGATCAAGTTGATAAAGGTATTGGCTTGGTCAACGGCAGGACGCGTCCAATCTAGGTAGTGGTATGCCCCGCGCAGTAGCCCGGCGCGCTTGGCCTTGATCCAATTTTCCTCAAACCGCTTATCCATCCATGTGGCTTGGGACGCCTTNATNAANACAAACGATGCGCCGGCCTTGCGCATCTTTTCAAAATCTATCTCACCCTGCCAGTGGCTNACATCNCAACCCAATGCATTCATTTGATCACCTGCAAGAGTTGGGTAATTAGCCAGACGATCACCGTTGATCCCAGCAGCGCCCCAATCCATGTCAGAAGTTTGTTGGCCTGNCGCAACTCCGAGACCAATTCTTCAAGGCGTTTGATGCGGTTTTCGTGGACGTCAATAGTGCGCCACGCCGCATCGAGACGGCTCTGCATCAGTGGATGAGCGCTGGCATCGCTGTTTTCCAGCGCGCGGATGCGCTCATCGAGGCGTTCGAGCATGGCTTTAATAGCCGTGATGTCATCGCTCATCCGATCCAACCTCGTCACGATGGATGCAATTTGCGATTGCAGCGCCGTATTGGTGACGCGCCCATCCGCCGACATGGATCATCCTCGCGTTACCGCACTGCGCACCGCATCATACAAACCGCTCGCCACCAGACCCAGCGCGAGGCCGTAAACCACCGCGCTGAACCAATCGGCAAACGACACCAGCGGC